ATTTTATAGATGCTATCCGTAACGATAACTGGGCAATAGATGAGATAGTTTTCAATGAGAGAGCAATAGCAAGAGTATTAGGCACTAATGCAGTAAGATACAGAAACTTTCTAATGAATCACTATATTGACAGAGGTATTAAATGCATTCAAGAGAGATATGTGACAGTTTAATTACTGTCACACGCATTTACCAGTAGCGTAGATTACCCACTATAATGATAGTATAAGAAACAAACAACTATGCAAGAATACGAATTCATTTTTGAAGACTTAGTTTCACAGTTAAGCGAAGCGGGTTTTGAAATCAATCAAAACGCTCTAGATGTAGCAAACATACGAGCAACTCAAATAGCATGGTCTCAGTATCGTGAAATCTCAAATCAAGTTTATCAAGGAGCATAAAATGACTAAAAAGGAAGCAGTAGCACAATTTAGACAAATATGGAAGGATGCAGTAGCATGGAATCCACACCTAAAAAACGATACAATCGCACGCAGATGTGAATTTAATGATTATGTTGACTACCTACAAAAGGATGGTAGAATCACAGAGTATCAAGCATACAACTGGAGCAACCCATTTTAACAATATATGTGACAGTTGCATTAGTGTCACATACTACCGCACATAGCGTAAATTACCCACTATAATAATAGTATAAACAAACAACAAAGAAACATGACTTCAGTAGAGCAAACAAACAAGACTTTCATTAAGCATTACACAGAAGGGTATTGTGATGCACTTACTGAGAATTACAGATTACAGCATGTAAGGACTCTTACAAACAATCTAAGCGGTAATTACCCAGAGTATGCAAGAGAGCAACTTGATGAGATAGAAGCAGGCACAGCGAAGTTAATGAAATTTAGAGCAATCGAAGGTAAGAAATACTTTAAAGTTGTATCACAAGAATTCAGAAATGGAGAGTATAGCGACGGAAGCGTAAACGCATTTATCGATAAGAATACTGGTGACGTGTATAAAGCAGCAAGTTGGAAATCACCCTCTAAAGGAGTTAGATTCAGTTTTCAAAACCCTGAGCACATCCGCTTTTTACTTGACCCTAAGAGAATACAATGGACAGGCGGACACCTATACTACAGATAGGTGACAGTTGGGAGAGTGGCACAAATCCTCACACGTTGCACACTTTCCCCACTATAATAGTAATATAAGCAAACAACTAAGAAACATGAAAAAAGTTAAAAACAACCAAACATACAAAATAGAGTGGTTACCAAATAAACCACTTATGAAGGGTAGAGAAATCAATAGATGCATTGAAAAGGCATGGGCAGATTTATACTATGGTGTAGATGAGTCAACTATTGACCCAATCGAAGCAGAGTCTAAAATGCAAGAATTGACTCAAGCGTATATTTTACGTCAAGCAATCGTAAATCAGGCACGCAATAGGACAGTTGCAGAAGTGGCATAACGTCACTTCACTACGGTTTAAAATCCACTATAATAAGTATAACAACACAAAAGGCACTATGAGAAAAATTGAAAGACAAATGAATGAAGCAATCAGAAACAACAAAGATTTCTTCTCATCAAACACTTCAGTTGAAAATGCATTTAACGCAGAGACAAACAGACATGAGTCTATCGTTAAACTACATGGCAATCATATTGCAACCGTATTAGATAATTCAATAATTATCAAAGATGGCGGTTGGCAGTCCAATACAACCAAATCACGCTTAAACGCTCTACTTGATGAATTCTCTACAGGCACAAGAGTATTCCAAAAGAATTTCACTTGGTTTGTAGGATATAAGAATGTTTCAGAAAACTTTGTAAGCGGTATGGAGTTAGCATTCTAACCTATACCCAGTATTAAGCAATCACCGACGCCAAATTTTTTACACTTTCACATGGATAACACAATCGACACAATCCCCCAAAAACTAGCACTATTATTAGATGCATACGATAGCGGAAACTTACCCGCAGACCTCGAGGTAGAAATGTGTCAATATCTAATAGACACAACTCTAAGCGAAGTATTTACCCAATATCAACGTTTATGCGATAGGTATATCTTAGAGGGTTTATGCTATGACGTCGCAATTTAACCAGATAAATAAATGGTTAAATAAATATAGTTGTGAGTCGTATAAGTCTCGCAGTTGTTGTTGTCTTAGAGCGTAACACAGCGAAGTTTTTTTGTCAAGCATTGTAAGGAAATCGTCACATGCCTGCCCCTGCTTGCCCTTTGCCCGATTATGCTTTATAATATGCCCATTGCTGCTAGTCGCCCATTATGGGTAATACATACAAAGACAATCAATCACACCATAAGAGTAAGAATAAATCACTAAGGGACAAAAGAGAGAAAAGTAATAAGGTGCGGAGAGAATACGGAGACATATCCCACTATTCACGCAAACCCAAATCTTAGGACTATGCAGAGCAGAATCACCCTATTGACACCTACCCCAGTTAATGTTATAATTTACAATAAAGGGAGGAAATTCTTTTGGACTTATGACTATACTGGGTGTGAAGTATATGGGGTTTTTAAATCCTATACTCTAGCATTACAGGATGCACGAATGCACAGCACGCAGAGCGACACCCTAGCGACACTATAGAGTAGTATATCTGTATTGGTGATACCAGTGCAGTTATATAACAATATATGCAGTTATTTCGTGTTATTGTTGTTACTTAGTGCCCCTATATTAAAAACACTTACTTCCCTAACCTACAAAAGTATCCCAAAGCGAGCAATTTATTCTATTCATATTAAAAAAATTTTCCAATATAAAAATGCCCCCACAAGGTCGCGTATATAAGTCTAAGATTGTCTCCGACAGTCACAGAGTAATGGTGAATATATTAGAAAACTGCATGCCCTTCTTTGAGGGACATGACCCTACTTGGTCATATGGTAAATACAATCTATTTGGTTTAACCTCTCCCACTCGTGTCTTCTACGACCTATTCACTGAGTTGAGAGGTTTTGTTTATGATTATCAGTCAGATGATGTATGGATGCAGTCATGGGTTAACTATCATATGCCTGATGAAGTGTTGAAATGGCATAATCATGAGTGGGATTATCATGGTTATATCTCTGTTAGACCTCATAATACAGTTACTGTGTTTGAAGATAGAGAGATTAAGAATGAGATAGGTAATGTTTATATCGGACCTGGGAATAGATATCATGAAGTAAAGGTGGTAGAAGAGTATGACACTCCTAGAATTACTATAGGTTTTGATTTAACTATGACACCTTCTACCGCATCTAGTAATATTGGATTAATACCATTTCCAAGATAATGGTTGCAGAAAAAAATCGTTTCTGCTATAATAATAGTAAGCACACAGGTATACAATGAATCCCATTGACACTAACCGTATAGCAAATGCCCTTGAGCGTATTGCACAAGCATTAGAGCATTTAAACATAGAGCATATACAAGAGATAGACCATAATCATGTAGAAGGAGACATTAACAATCATCCAAAGCAATGGTAAGTGATAGAGAGAAAAAGTATCTAGACCTGAGAGATACTTACGCACACCTTCTAGGTAAGAAGTGGACAGGTAATAGACTATTTGGTTGTTATGAGATTATAAGAGACTACTATAGAGAATCATTAGGTAGAGAGTTAATTGATTTCAATGCTCGTAAGGTGTATGCCTTTACAGATGATGCTATAGCAGAGGAAGATGGTTATTGGGTATATCGTAAGGATTGGGGTTTAGATAATGGTGGTATTGATTGGACAGATTTAGAAAAGAATGATATACTATTGTTTAGACTATACGTAAATCCATTGGGAGGAGGGTATAGTGCACCTAAGGGTAGAGCACCTAATCATGGTGGTGTATACTTAGGAGATGGGTTTATGCTTCATCATCCATATGGAGGTTTATCCGACATAGAGGACTTATATGACACTGGTGTGCAAGCATATCAAATTAGTTGTGTAGGTGCAATTCGAGGAAACACTACATAAGGTGTAGTTGTAAATAGATGTATGAAACGATACACTCTAGATATCCTCGAGGATGACGACTTAAACGCTTACATAAACATTCCTGAGGAGCTCATGAGTGAGGCAGGATGGTTGGTAGGAGACAAGTTGGAATATGAAGAAGACCTAGACGGAAACATTATTTTAAAACGCTCAGATGAAACATGAAGTAAAACTATTCGTGGCAGGACAAGTATTCGTAGAAGAAGTCCGTGCACGTAATTACGACGAAGCTAGAGAGGTAGCACTAGCACGTAACCCTAATGCTACTGTGTTAGGAGTAACTGCGGTATTCTAATGAAAACAAAACATTATGCCTTTATAGGATTCTGTGTAGGAATCTTCTCGAGTAGTATGGTTTATCTTGGTGTAAGTAATAATAGACTTGCGGATACCCATGATGCTTTATCTGCGGATATCAACCTGATAGTAGAGATTATGACTAGCCAAGGTGAGAGATATCCACTTAACCAGTTGTATTAAAAAAAATCGCGAATGGAAAAAAATGGCGTCCCCGAGTTTAAAACTGAGATGGAAGCGGTTGCTTGGTCTTTCAAACAACTCAGTGAAGCAGTAAAAAATTTAGCGTCTCGCATCTCGGTGTTAGAAACAGCATTTAATAAGTTACCTCCACCTGGGGCGAATATGGTAAAGTATAAGATACCTGGGGATGAGGAGTATAGCAACCTTAAGGAGTTGTTTGATAATCTGTATGAGAGACTAAATAAATTGGAAGAATCTAACAAGTAGTGGCTGCTTTTATACAAGAGACTGGTAGAAGTTTTCCTAATCCAATAGGCGGACCTACCTACAAAGAGACGTTTAAGCGTCCTGCTAGTGGTAAGTATCGTTCTCATGCTAACCATAGCGGACCTGGGACGGACTATAATATAACGTTTAATGGTAGTGGGGCGGGTAGTAATCCTTTAGGAGAAGATGTAGTCTTTTACATAGGAGCAGCAAATAGAGAGTGTGTAGACTACTGTGACTTTCAGAGACAAGGTATATTCAGATGGTATCGTCCAAGTAAAGATGACCACCATTATAGTAATGATGGATTAGGTAAAGAAGCATTTGGTCATGAGGATGAGTCATGGCAGAAAGCAATAAAAGGATATAACGCTGAGCCTCGTAGTGGTAAACCTGTATTCTATGTGATGTCTAAACAGGTTACAGGCTCTGAGCCACTCAAGATGTATTATTCATATTGGCCTGATGACACTATACTAACAGTGGGAAGCAATAGTCCTGTTAACGTTGGTGTTGGTAGAAACTATTACAAGTTTATAAGAATAATAGGATACGTATTTACTAGCGAGGCAGCTGCACAAGACTTCAGAGAGAATGATGAAGACATATTCCCTATCTATCATTACAAGTTACAGAGGAATGGACAGGACATAAGTCCTCAATTTGGTTTTAATCCATCTCAACCTCCTAGTGGTGCAGATATTGATAACTTCTATACCATTGACCCTACTAGAGAAGTCAACATTACAGGCGGACCTATTGCCTCTCCACAACCACGTGACCGAGAATACGTGTATCAGGGTATCATAGGGTATTGTTTTGCACAAGATTCATCTGCTGCACCAGTAGAAAGAGTAGTGCAAGGTAGTGCTATAGGTCCTACAGGTAATGGAGTTGATAGAAGTGGGTGGTATGCCTATGATGATGACGAGTATGGTAGCGGAAGATACGCAGGAAGTCCTGCATACAGTTATAATAACTACAGAATGTTTGACCCAGTGTCATATCCTGGGTTTAATGGAGCATATCCAGGTACTCCTGGGTTAGCAGGATGGGGAAATGGCACGGATGGTGTTGAAATTCTAGACGCAGACGCTAATTTCGAGTGGTTTTATGGGTTAAGTGGTGCAACGAAGGCTGCGGTACCTCGTTATCTAGGTTTTGAAGACTCGTATGACACACAATTCCTGTATTATCTCTATGACACGACCTATCCTTGGAATGGTCCTGTCTTTTCTTGTCAATATGTACTCAATGATATACCATGTTGCCCAAATACTACAGTAGGAGACGACGATGAATGCATACCCAACTTCTCTTTCCACTCACATTTCTATGAAATACGTCAAGATTCATGGGAAACTACCGAAACACGTCTCAAAATCAACGATGGCAGTGAGGATACTAACGCATGTTTCTTTGAAATCGACTCAAAAACTAAAAGATTGCTGTTTAGATACACATCTAACAACGGAAATGCCTTTGAAAGAGGTCAAAAACTGAATGGTTGGGACATAAACTCTGTATCTTACTTCGGAGATGAGTTAAAATGCGGATTAATAGAGTTAACTGGTGACGGAAATGACTTTACTTACGGTATTCCCATCACTTCTGAGACAGGAGCAACAGCAACAGTGCTTGCAGGGCGCGGAATACCCAATAAAGCTGGGTATTGTGGGGTGTATGAGTTTCCAAAACGCATATCTTACTACAAAGTGGAGATAGACCCTAACGCTTTGATACCTCATCGCACTCTAGACGAGGCAATATTGAAGGCAGTAGTCAATAATAAGGGGGAAATTACGGATATTGATATAATCAATAGCGGACTTGGGTATAAAAATCCGATTCTAAAGGTTATAGACCCGCGCGTAATGGATGATTTCTCCGCATCAGACACCTCAAAGTTTGTAAAGAAGCATTCACCTAAGATGAATCCTGATTGGAAGAAGGCAATTCCCGCTCCATCGTCAAAAGATGAGAATCAAGACCACATAGAAAACACATATAGCATATTTGATATCAAAGATAGGAAGAATCAAGCTACAAATAAGAATAGAGAGAAGCAAGTATTCCGAGAAGCGCAGATAGAAATCACTAGAGTAGACTCAATGGGAGCAATCAGGTCTATTCGCATCATTGATGGGGGGTCTGGATACAACCAAGTTAACCTCCCAGAGGTGTTTGTAAGCGACCCAGAGATGATGAAGTTTAAATCTCCTACTGTTGACGAGGGTGCTACCTCTATTGACAATATGGGAAAGGAAATGGCAGAGGCATTTAACGCTGTAGGTGATTATGTGCCATCTCTTGCTTCTGATGAAACTGACAATCGCACGTCTATAGTAGAATCATTAGAGGAAATTACTCAAGGTAAGGAGATATTAGTACCTGATAGTTACATTCGTGTTGCTGAGAATACTACAGACACCACCAGACACTGTTTTAACATCAAATCAGACTGTATCAATATTGATGCAAATGCAATAGTCAGTAAAGCGATGCCTGATGAGGAGGTTTTTGAATATGTAAGTCAGTTAAACCCAGGTGTTGCTAAGTTTGAAAAAGAAATAATGCCCATTGTATACAATACCGCTAAGCAAGTAGACACATATAACGCAGACAACTCACATGTATATGGTGCATTTGGTAAATCTAACTGTATCACAACAGGTCAACCTAAGTTATACAACATCACTAGGTGGTTTGACATGCCATGCGCATACCTAGATGTAGGTAATAAGAATAATTTAACTAGCAGTCTACCAAATGTTGAGCCAGTAAGGAGAGGTGCTAGTAGAATAGCTGCAGATACTGAAAAAGCATTTGGATATTTACCATATAAGTATTGCGCATCTACTGAGGAGTCTGCGTCATTTAGAGTATCATTGGAGATAAAGGGTAAGACGATAGGTGCGCAAGGCGAAGCATTCATGAATTTCTTTAAGAAGCAACCTAAACCAGTGCTTATGCCTAGAAGAGTAGTCCCTAAGATTGGTGCAAGCGGAGATGCGAAGACATGGAATTGTAATGACGGTACTGTAGATGGACGTTGTTACCGTGACCCCAATAACTCCGCAGATATTATATTTGTCCCTGTAGGTGGAGATGAGAATACTTATGACTATAACTCTCTAGGAGGATTTAATGAGGTGCAGCAACTACAACTATGGATAGGCAATAACTTAAATGGCACAGGTAGTAGCACTGTAAGTTGGAATAACCCTGATGGTGGAAGCGGGTCTATGCCTTACTCATCTCTTAGTGTCAACTGTGGGTCATACCCAGGTGCGGAGTGTTGGGACACATATACTCGCGGAAGCGGAAACACTACAGGACCTTTAAACGTCTTCTCTGGATATGATGGCACTGGAAATGGAATCCCAGGAAATAGATGGTGGGAGATATCCGCATTTGGTGTAACTAATCCGTGGTGCACAGGATGCGGTGGTAGTGGTAGCGGACCTAGCGTAGGATTGACATTCGTTAATGATGTGTCTATTGCAACTAATCCACAGAGAGTAGATGAAAATAACAATATGCGATTAGGACCGTATAATGGTAAAATGACAGTAAGGAATTGGTTGAATGGTAGCACTATCGCATTAGGTAGAGCATTAAATAATACAGGCAATCCATTCTTTGATGAATGTAGTACAGAAGTGCCTCAGGGAAGACCGTATAACATAGGAAACAAAATTAACGACGGAGACATTGCATAGTGGCATTTGGATTTCTAAAACCTGTTACTTCACTGAATGGATTACCTTGCAGTGGTCATGGTCTCTGTTTACCTTCCACTGTGCACTCCGTGCAATCTTGTGGTAGCGCACCAATACCGTATTCTATAGTAATTAAGAATAAGACATGTTGGTGGCCACCTCAACCACTAGTACCAACCTTCCCCATTACACCTGAGCGTGCAATGGTGCAAGTAAACAGGATTCCTGTTATGGTATTTGGTGATACATTCACCCCGCACATCGCTGTATGCACAAATATAATAATCTATATGTGTCCATGTGGAAAATCGATGTGCCCTATACCAACTCCCATTCCATGTAGTATACTAACTATAGAAGATAATGGTGGAGTTGGTCACATCAGAGTCTGTAACGCAACAACGCTTACAGTCTTTGCGCACAAACGTCCATTAGCACGCATACTAGACCCGTTAGGTGTCGGAGTACCTGGATTCTCCTTACCTTGCTTCTCAGTTATTGCGTGGGGACACCCAACTGTGTTAGCATCTTAGTAAATTAACCTTAAATTATGGCAACAAAAACTGGAATGATGGGCTCAGTCTTTAATACAGACTCTAGACCCAAAAAATCTCGACAAGGAAGAGGAAAACATTCAAAATATTCTGCAACAAGCAGAAATGGAGCAAAGAAAAGGTATCGTGGACAGGGTAAGTGAGTTTTTTAGTCCATAATTTACCTCCAAGAGAGATTTTAGTGAGAAAGGAGTATCTCTATGACCTAAAAAAGGGTCATGGAGAGTTTACTCCTGGGATTTGGATATCAGTTAAGAGTGTAGAAGCAAAAGCTTTGTATTTTGAGACACTTTTGACCGAGTATGGAGCACTTTTTGATAAATTACCACTAAGTGCCTTTGTTTGGAAGAAGGATCATGGCGATTTACTGCCATTAGACACTTTACAACTGTGGGATTGCTTCGATTACAACATTACAGTCATTGAAAAACCCCTTTTAGGACGTTGCTCCTTCTTTGGAAAGGATAAAAAGATGCATTCTGGCGAATATGAGTTTACTATTGACTCATGTCACAGTGAAAGCTCGACTCTCAACGTCAATTTTAGTGAATATGACCCCGAGCACAAGTCATTTAACGTTATACGACTAGATAATGGTCAATTTGCTGCTCAACCAAACAATAGAATCATCTGGAAGGACATGAGTTTGATTCCAGAAAACACAAAAATGCCTGATTTTAATGTTTGTAGTCAGAATTATAGAGTAGAGACATCAGACAAGTGGTCAGTAGGGCATTCTGACGAATGGATGTATAAAACTGAGGAAGAAAAAAAATCTGAAAATGATGCTAAATAGATATTGAGCGATAGAAACCGCAATAAAAGTTCTGTTATGACACAGGAGGATTATGGTGGTAAAAGTAGACCGAGCGGAATGGTTTATTGCCAGTGGGCAATCGTTAATCACTGACTATGTTGGTGATAAATATCAAGAAAAAGGATGTAAATGCCTAGCTACAGATTCAGAGCAGAAAAATACGTCAGTAGAGGTTTCAAGGATTTAGCAATCTCAATGAGTGCTAACCCATCTACAAAAGATTTTGGTGCTGTGAAAAATGAGAGAGCAATCTCTCAATCTGTGCGTAACCTTTTATTGACTATGTTTGGTGAAAGACCTTTTCAACCTCAGATTGGGTCTAGAATCAAAAAACTTTTATTTGAAAACTGGGACGTCTTTGCTGCGGATGCTATTCGCACAGAGATTTTTAATGTTATGGAAAGACTAGAACCTCGAATCCAAGTGACAGAGGTTAAAGTAGATGATTCTCCAGATAATAATGCTGTTGACATATCAATGGATTATATTATTGTAGGACAAGAATTAGTCCAAAACATAGAATTCTTATTAGAGAAGACGTAAAATGCCTGCTATACCGTCACAATTAACCTCTCTAGATTTCTTTGAGATAAAAGAATCAATCAGGTCTTATCTAAGAACTAGACAAGAGTTTACTGATTATGATTTTGAAGGTAGTGCTGCCTCATATCTTATTGACATTCTAGCTTACAATACGTATTACACTGCATTCAACGCTAATATGGCATTGAATGAATCTTTTTTGGAATCTGCAACCGTAAGAGATAATATTGTAAGAATTGCTAAACAATTAAACTACACTCCACGCTCAATCAAAGCACCTAAAGCATGTGTCCATATAAAAGCACAAACTACTACAGCATTGAATGGCACTACGTTTCCTGAGTTTTGTGTATTGAGTAAAGGAGATGTATTTGTTGCTGATAACGCATTAGATACATTTACGTTTACCTTAACTAGAGATATTCAAGTGCCAGTAGATACAGGCACAGGTATTGCAGACTTTTCTAACGTTATCATATATCAAGGTAATTTATTATCATTTAATTACACAGTTGATTACACTAAAAATCAAGAATTTGTAATTCCTGCAGAAAATGTTGATACTGAATTATTAACTGTTGATATTTCACCAAATGCACAGTCAAGTGAAACTGATACTTACAACTTAGCAGGAAATGTAACGACACTTGATGAAAATTCTCGTGTTTTCTATCTTGAGGAGACTGATGACCAAAGATATAAAGTTATTTTCGGTGATGGTATAATAGGACGTCGTTTAATTGATGGTGAATTCATTACCATGAATTATGTGACCACAGTTGGTGTTGAAGCAAACGGTGCTGACAACTTTGCCTTTGTGGGACAGATAAGAGATTCAGATGGTCGCATAATACCTCCACAAAACATCACTACGATGACAAAGGAGAAGGCTCAGCAAGGTGAGAATGCAGAATCGTCATTAAGTATTAAATTTAGAGCACCTAGAGCATATGCAACTCAAAACCGTGCTGTAACAGAATCAGACTACGAGCATATAGTAACTGAAATATACCCACAGGCAGCGTCTGTAACCGCCTACGGTGGCGAGAAACTATCTCCACCTGTATATGGTAAGGTATACGTTGCAATTAGACCAAAAACAGGAAATAAACTAAATGAGTCTACAAAAGCAAAAATTGAAAAAGATTTAAGAAAGTTTGCAGTTGCATCTATTCAACCTGAGGTGATTGACCCAACCAGTTTCTTTATTATTCCAAAAGTTTATGCTTATTACAATGCAAATCAAACTGGACTTACTGGAAGTCAACTAGGTACTAAAATTTTACAGTCAATCGATGAATTTAACAGAAACGGACAAACTGACAGATTTAATGATAGAATTGAAGGCTCAAAATTTGGTGCAATGGTCGATAATAGTGATACATCAATTTCTGGTAACGTTACACAACTTACATTAGGACAAAATCTTGATAAATTCACTTTTGGTAATGTATTTACACAATGTTTGAATTTTGGTAACCCACTTTACGATCCTGGCAGTTTTGCAGGGAATCCATCAGGAAGTGGTAGCGGTGGTAACGGTGGTATTGGAGATGGTAACGATGATGGTAGCGGTAATGGTGGAAATAACGGTCTAGGTGAAAAATGTAAACCTAATTTCTCTGTTGTTAAGTCTGGGACATTTTATGCAACAGATTATACCGAAGATTTAGTAAATTTAACAACTGGCACAACCACAACTGCTGCTACAACCGATACAGTCTTTTCTACTGATGATGCAACACAAGTTTTAGTCCCTGTAAACATCAGAGATGATGGAATGGGCAATCTTATGTTAGTTACAACTAGAGATGAGTCAGAAGTTGTATTAAATGCTGCTGTAGGCACTGTGGACTATGGTAGTGGACAAGTTTGTGTAGGTCCTATTGCTATACAACAAACACCTGACGGGTCAGAGCAACTTCCAATCGCTGTTATGCCAATATCTCCAACTATTGAGATTCCCCCAGGTGTAGACCCTACTTTCTTTAATCCATCAGTCAATCCTATCGATTACAACACCCAAAGTTTACCTGTTGCGGCTTTTGACCCTAATAATTTTTCTGGTTATAACTTAGGTGACACAAGTGGTCTAAATATCATTGACTACCCCTCAGATACCTTTACGTATCCAGTAGATACCTCTTGTTTCTAGGTGAAGAATGCAAACAAAGAATATTAACGTATCGGATAGAGTTGAAAATCAACTTCCTGAGTTTATTAGGCAAGAGGATAGACAACTTGTAAATTTTCTCTTTGAGTATTACAAATCTCAAGAGAAAACAGGACGTCCTTATGACATTCTGAATAATTTACTAAATTACCTCAATCTTGACAGTTATAACTCTAAAACGCTGTCTAGCTCTACAGCATTGCTTGGTGATATTAGTACGATTGACACAAAAATAGAAATAGAGAGTATTGACGGATTTGTCGAGAAAGATGGCTCGATAATGATTGATAATGAGGTCATTTACTATGAAACAGTAACTAGAGGACCTGATGCCATCATCACCCCAGGTGTATCTTACCCTCAATTCAATAAAAAGAAACAACAACTAGAAAATCCATTTATTTTGTTTGATGGAGTAAGAAGAGAGTTTCCTTTATCATTTTTAGGCACTCCTGTATCACCTCCTTCAGCTGAGCACCTTATTGTCGTCACATATAATGATATGCTGACACCTGGGGTTGATTATACGATTAATGGTAGTAATATTACATTTACAGTAGCACCTAGAGAAAGAAGTGGTGCAGATGATTCAGAATTTACTCAAATTACATATTTGGTTGGTTATGCAGACCAAAATATCGTAACGTTAGATGATATTCATTTTAGCGAGTGGCAAGGGACAAAAAACTATCCATTACGAGTAAATGGTAAGGCATATAATCCTACATCCGATATTGGTCTTGTAATTAACAAAAATGGTAGGTTACAAGAGCCATATGTTGACTATACTGTTTTTGAAACCACAGTAGTCTTTAATAATCCTATTGGAGCAGCAGACGAAATTAAAATTAGGTCTGTTGAGTATATTGCTCCTGTTTTTGGTAGTGGTGCAAGTGCAGTTGTTGCTGTTAATGCTGCAGGACAAGTTTCTAGAATTATTCCTAAAACAGGTGGTAGTAAATATCGTTTAGACTTTAATCCTAGAGTAATCATCACTTCTGACAAAGGAAAAGGTGCTACTGTTAGGTCTTTGATTGGTGGTATCAAAAATATTAACTTAATTGATGGTGGACAAGGATATAACTCTTTTAACCCACCTATACCTGTTGTAGCAACTCCTACTGACCCTAATGGCACTCCTGCAAAGGTATCTTTAACTGTAAATGATGAAACAGGTAGAGTTGACACTATTACTATAGATGATAGTGGTAGTGGATATGGATTTATCCCATCTATTACATTTAAAAATCCATCAGGTGCTACAATCAGTGATTGCACCATTGATAGTGAAGGTAGAGTAAATGTAGACAGTATTGAAGTATTGACAATGGGTAGTGGTTATTCTAACCCTCCTACTGTGTATATTGACCCTGCCCCTGCTGATGGCATCAACGCACAAGCACAAGCAAGAATAAACCAAGATGGTCAAGTATATGAGATACAAATAACCAATAGAGGTAGAGGATATGTAACTACACCTAGAGTTGCTATTATAGACCCTGTTGGTGCACAAGTCCTTGATGTTACTGTTGCATCTGGGTCAGTTACAAATATTGAGATGTTAACAGGTGGTAGTGGTTACACTGATGCTCCATCTGTGTATATTGTTGACGATAGAAAGGATGGATTTGGCGAACCTATTGGTGGTACTGGTGCAACTGCTGCAGCAACCATATTCAACGGTGAAATTACTGATATCAACATTACTAACTTTGGTACTGGATATTCTGCAGAGTTTCCTCCTAAAATTTTCATCTCTGAACCTAAAGCAGCAAGAGCATCTTTAGATGTTGGATTTGACGAAGTTACTGGATATGATGTAATAGAACCTGGCATAGGTTACTCACCTTCTGCTTTTTTAAACTGCTCTAGAGGGGTTTCTGGACCTGTTACATACGATAATTATCATAACGAGGTATATGCCAGTGAAGCAAATCTAAGACAGTCTAATCACTTTGCAGGAGCAAGTGTTGTCAATTTAGACAGTCTTTTTATAAAAGAAGTATTTGATAAGTTTAGAAGACAATATTTACCTACCCTAGACATTGATTTTTCTAAAGTCAATCCTGTGCAAGTCATTAAAAATATTAGTGACTTCTACATCTCAAAAGGTACAGAATTAGCAACTCAATATTTGTTTAAAATTCTTTTTGGTGAGAATGTATCATTATTCTATCCAAGAGATGAAATCATCTCCGCATCTAACGCTACATGGGTCGTAGACACTGTTTTGCGTGCTGAGTTGATATCTGGTGACCCTGCTAACTTAATTGACTCTCAAGTAGTCCAATTTGCAGACCCTGTTGACTTAAACATTAAACAAGCAAATGCATTGATTGAAAATGTCATTACTATCATTGAAGGTACTGATACAATCTATGAATTAGCAATATCTGAAGAAACATTAATAGGTGATTTTAAAATTCCCTATAAAACGACTCTAGTCGAGCCTTTATCTACAACTGGTCAAATAATTACCGTCGACTCGACTATTGGATGGCCAGAAAGGAATGGTACTATATTAATCAACGATGAAGAGCAAGTCCAGTATAAAGAGAAGTCACTTAACCAGTTTATTGAATGTACTCGTAGTAAAAACGGTATTGTAGAGGATTGGGACCCAGGTACTATTATTCAGTCTGATATTTTCGTATATACAAATAGAGGCACTCCTACCGAGTGTAAGATGAGAATTCTCGGTATTGCTGAGGCAGGCACAACAGTATTGAATGATACTGGGTCTTATTACCTTAAAGGTGATAAATTAAAAGTTGCTAATTTAGGTGCAACAGATATTGATGAAAGATTAACTTCTTGGTTATATAACGTTAAAAAACTTATTAAAGTTGCCTCAGCAACCCCAGGTGGTGTCAATAACCAAACAGCAACCATAGTTTGCGATAATCCACATGGTTTACTTGTTTCTGACCAAGTTACAATTTATGGTGCAAACCCTGTTGTATATAATGGCACATTTACAGTTACTGCACGTTTAGATGACTTTTCTTTCTCCTATCAATTAAACGTCCCTACAGAAATTATACCTGAGGGTAATATTCTATTATCTGTTGATTTAAACAGAGGTAAATCAGATGTAACTTCTATTAACAAAGTTGTTAGTGAGTTTACCACTAATATACAAAACTCATTCTTTAATGACTCATATGTTTATGTTGCAGCGTCAGGATTACCCAACTATAAGATAGGACCTTTTACTGGGTCTGCTCTTATCCCAGGTAACCAAAGAAAACTACTAAGATTTCCTAGAGTTGTTGAAACTATATCTGAAAGGCAAGATATTGCTGCTAACAGTCCAATAGGTACATGGATAAATGGTGTATCTATCTGGGGTTACAAATCTGGAGATTTTGTCCAATTCGGACCTTTAACACAAATTACTGTTGATAATTCTGGTGAAGGATATGATGCAGGAGCAAAACCAACTGTAGAAATTACAGGTGGTGGAGGTACAGGTGCTGCTGCTGAGGTAATTGTAAATGGTAGTCTTACAGGATTTGATGTAACTGCAGGGGGTAGTGGATATACAGAATCACCTCTTGTGTCTATTGTTGGTGGAGGTGGTAGCGGTGCTACTGCACAAGCAGTTATTACTGGTGGTAGAGTTACTAGAATATTAGTAGAGCAATCTGGTACTGGATACACAACTCAACCCAGTGTGTCTATTACAGGTGGTGGAGGTACAGGAGCAGAAGCAACTGCAAGTGTTAGAGGGTCTATTCAATCTGTTAACATTACTAACTTCGGTACTGGTTATACATCACTTCCTACCGTAAGAGTCAATTCTGGTGAAGGTGCATTAGCACAAGCGATTGTTATCAACGGTAGAATCGTATCCATTGCTATTATTAACTCAGGTAGTGGATATACAACTGCGCCAACAGTTATTATCAATGGTGATGGATTTGGTGCTATAGCAAAAGCAACTATTGGCACAATAGGTGAAGATAAAGGACGTGTATTGGGAATTACTATTCTTAACAGAGGTATAGGATATACACAAGGTAATACAACTATTAGATTAGAGGCAGTTGGTCAACTTGCAGAATTTACTCCAGAAGTCTTCAAATGGAATAAAAACTTAGAATATGATTTATCATCCAAGTATGATGATGCAAAAGGTTATGTATTTACTGGATATAATAATCAGTTTGGTGGTGAATATGCTCATTTATCTGACCCTAAAGAATTAAGATATGTTGTTGGTGATAACGTATTTTTAAACCCTGTTACACAAAGATTCCAAGAATTAGAATCTAATTTCCAACATTCTCCAATATTAGGTTGGGCATTTGACGGTAACCCAATATACGGTCCTTATGGTTACATTGACCCTACTGACCAAAACAGTGGTATTAGAAGATTACGCACATCATATAAACTAAAGGCAAATGTTGTATTTGACGAAGCAACTAACCCGAATCCTGCTAGAGTAGACGGACCTTTACTATCAACTTTCCCTGCAGGGACATTTGTTGCTGACTATTTTTATGATTTCCAATCTGGAGACCTAGACAATTATAATGGACGTTTTTGTAAAACTCCTGAGTATCCAGATGGCACGTATGCATACTTTATCACTATCGATGCATCAGACACTGGTATTCCAGAATTTCCTTATATCTTAGGACCTCAATTCAACTCACTTCCTGATAATTGGAATTTCTCACAAACTGCAACACAAGAGAATATTCCAGATGGTGTTGTAAGATTTAGAGACCCATATGTGAATGTTGATATTGATGTTGACCGTCAACCTAACCAAGAGGCAGATGTCCTTACAACTGAAATAGAAGGATATCCTATTATCTTTGAAGTGCAGGATAGTAATAATGATGGTATTATCGATGCTAACGAGCAACAAGAGATACTTGAGATGTCAGAAGAGGCAACTCTACAAATCTATGATTACTTCCCACAAGTATCTGCAGAATCTAGAGTTGATATTGAAGTTGAGACAACCACTCAGTTTGAAGATGCACAAATAGACGGATTTGTTATTGAAAACCCAGGTGAGTCTTATCAGGTTAATGATACTGTATTCTTCGATGATGAAGGCACTGGTGGTTTTGGTGCATCTGCAATTATTGAATCTGTCAAAGGTAATACTGTATTAGGTTACACTAAAGAAATAATTGGTGACCGTCCTTACGGTGTTATTACAACTGATATTGGTCATGAGTTGAGAGCAGAGGATGAAATTATTGTTAACTCAACACCTATCATTGATAACACTAACAAACTGTTTAAAGTAAAAGTCGTTGCGGGTATTGAGTCATTAACTGTTAACGCATCAGGCACAGGATACAATTCTGATATTCCACCAACATTTGAATTGATTACTGAATCAGGTCAAGATGCTCAATTAAGAATTAATTTACTTAATACTGGTAATATTGATACTGTTGATATTATCAATTCTGGTAATGGGTATGATACTGAGAATCCTCCTCAAATTCGTATATCACATCCACAACAGTTTAAGAAAACTCGTTATTGGTTATCAGAATACTATGAAGCATCTGCTAATGTTGTAATCAATGATATCCAAATAACTGATAAAAGATTTACTTACATTGTAGGTACTATTATTGAGACTGATGGAGACCAATCTGGTTTCATTGCTAAGTTTGATGACTTAGGACAGAGAGTTTGGGAAAGATATTACATTCCACAAAACCAGAATCAAAAGAAAGCTGAATTCTTAAAGATGTATCTAGATACGTCACAAGAAAACGACGTCATTTATGTTACAGGCCAAACATATGACCCTCAAAACCTAGTCTACAACCCAGACATATGGTTAGGAAAATTTGAGTCTGGATTTAATAATGCAAACGAACCTGATGGTATTTTAGAATGGCAAAAGGCAATAGCTGGTATATCAGGTAGCACAAGAAGAGATTATATTACTACTATTGCACTAGACCAAGAAAAACGTATCTACATTGGTGGTTATACAGATAGTAATTCACCTGACCCCAATGATATGTGGATTATTCAGTGTGATATAGATGGTAATTTAGTAGAGAAACGTAAGATTGCATCTGAGGATGGGTCAGAAGAGATGACACAAGTTATGTGGGTGTCTGATGATAGATTCTTCTTCACTGGTGTAAATGATGAAAATAATGATTTAATTTTTGGTGAAATTTTCTATGACGGAGCAAATATTGAAATTGATTACATTCGTCAGATGCCAGCTATTGGTGGATACGTTAGAAATCCAAAATTCATTAAAGATAATTATGGAGATATTGTTTTAATATTTGATGTCTATAATAATGCTTCTAATAAGACTGATAAAATCCAGATTAACAAATTTGCCTATGCAACTGCAAAATCATCTTGGGAATGGGCAAAAACAATCACACTCAGCAATACAACATTCAGAAACATATACCATTCTGGTATAACTGTTGATGCATTTGGTAATTACACTGTTGTAGCAGATGTTGATGAGAGTGAAAATAACAGATATTCCATTATTACTTACATGAAGTATAATGGCACAATTATAAGTGAAACTAAGATTGATGATACTGCTAGTGTTGGATTTAGGTCTAAATCTCATGCTGTAGATAATTCTGGTGACCCAATACTTGCTGTAGACCGTCAAGTGCCAAACCAGATAGCATCTTTCCGTTTTAATGATGAGAATAATCTAACCTTTGACCATACCAAACTTAATAAAGGCACTTGGCAGTATGTAGACCAAAATGAAATATCTGTAGATACAAATATCTACAAGTATGGCACAGGGTCAATGAAGATTAACTCTGCTGCACCAGTTGCAATAACAAACCTTGAGACTGTAACTGTAGAGTGGTCTACACAAGCATGGTTTGCTATGGATACTACAACATATGCAACTAACCATAAACCAATACTATTTGCTATATTACCCACAGCTGGTGAAGAAATATTTTGTGAATTAGATGGAGATGCAACTTCACCTGGGTTTGGTAAAGTTTATATACATCTTAATAACGTCCAAGTAGCAGGGTCTACTGCATCAACATATTGGACAGGTTTTGGTGGTGCATCATGGAATCATGTATTATTCCAAAAACGTGAAGAATCATTAGGTCTTTATAAGTATGAAGTTTATATTAATGGAAACCTAGCAGTAGAATATCAATCAACAACTGATGTGTCTCTTAGTGCACTAACTGTTGGCGGACCTATAACTGCACCAACATCTGCTAACTGTTATGTTGGACACGTTGATGATTTAGTAATCGATGATGTAGCACCATACTCTGCTACATTCTCTGCTCCTACTGCTGAGCTTCCTATCACCATGTCAAATAGTGATGCTGCTCTTATTAAATTTGATAGATTGCATAGTAAAGCAGGGTCTTACACAATGTCAGGTTTGACTAACCATTCAAACTATTCATTTACAGATATAACTGCTAATACATTATGGAGTGATGTTAATATTCCTGCTATTAGTGTATGGCAGATAGGACCTGGTGGATTACAGATTCTTGATATGTCTCAGACAGTATCAACTATAACCAACAGCACATATACATTAACAGCAAACAAATATGAGTATGGCACTAAGACATCTACAATACCATCACCACAAGGTAGACAATTAGAAATTACTGCAAACGTTGTTAAAAAATACTACTTACGAGATGCCTTATATCAAAAAATTGATAACGTAAAAGAATTTACATTTACTCAAGATGTAGTTTTAACTAAGGGTAGCATATTACAACAGTTTAATGCAGGAGGAGTTACAACAGCGTATGGCACGATTGTTGATGTGCCAGAAGGCACATTATTAAATCCTGGGTTTGGTAACAAATATAAAGTTGGTAAGATATTTGGTAACTTTAATAATACAGATAGATTCCGCACAACTGCTAATGATGTAAACCAAATTACAGGCACATATTTTGATACTTTAGAAGAGGAAGACCCATGGCAGTCTGGTGTTGCATATAATACAGGAGACAGAGTTTATAATGGTCAGAAAATCTATGCAGCACAAGGTGCAGGCACGTCAGGCACTATAGCACCTGTCCATACAGCTGGTGTTGTAAGTGATGGTGTTATTAACTGGGCATTTATAGATGATGCGGGTAAATTTACTGTTGATTTAACACAACATCCATATCCAAGACCTCAATACCTTGATGGTGACATGCCAGAGTGGGTACCTGGATTACTATATGCCACTGGACAACGTGTCTGGTATAAGTTAAACGTTTATGAGGTAGCAGTTAGTGGTGGTGGTGTTGCAGGCACAACTGCACCTATCCACACTACTGGTGATGACACTGACGGTGGTGTCACATGGACATTTGTAGAGACTAGAGAAGCAATCAGCCTCTACACACGGTTGATGCCATATGATATGGGTAATAACTACTCAGTGCAAATCGTAGATATCCAACCTGGGTCTACATTTATACCTGGGGACGTTGTTTCACTAAACAGTGGCAATATAACTCTTGCGGCTGATGAAAAGAGTGTTGAGATATCTGGATTTAAAGGTGTTAAGAAAATACGTGTTGTTGCTAGATTAGAAAAAGATATTATTAGGTCATCTGAAGTAAGGACTGAATTCTTATATGCAACTTCAAACAGTGCACATAACTTCTCTGTAGGAGACATTCTATTTACAGAAGGATTTCAAGGTAATCAATTTAATGGTAGTTTCTTCATTGACGAAATAATAGGGTCTAGAGAATTTACATTTGCTGTTAGGGAGACTGCATTAGATGACCCTACATTTGTTAATAATGCAATCGCTAGTGTTAACATATATGGTAAACATCCAACTTTAGAATTTACTAGAAATCATCAATACGTTTTTGATGTATCCGACCCTTCTAACTTTGGTTACTATCTATCATTTTCACAAGATAACCAGTATAAATTAGAATATTCATTTAACAATATTGAAAGAGCAGGTACCCCAGGTATTGATGCTACTGGGTCTAGCTCACCCTTTGTTAAATTCTCTGTATTAGGTGAAGTTACTAATATTTCATATTACTTTGACCCATCTAGATTAGGTGCAGACTCACCTGTTGGAAGTAATTCATTTATTGATGTTATAACAACTCCATTTCAAGGCACATTTACAATATCTGAAATTGTTACAGATTTCCAATTCAAATTCCCATTATTTAAGGAACCTGAAAGAAATGCTGCTGAAATTATCACAGATGAATTTGATAATCCATACACATTCTATTCTACAACTTCTACAAGAGCAGTAGGACCTATAAACAGTATCAAACTTGTTAGCCCAGGTGGTTTCTATCAGAAGTTACCTATTATTAGTGATATTGCATCATTTAGACAGATTGAAAAAATTGTAGTTGTTGATGGAGGTACAGAATATGCCCCAGGTGTGTATTATGATGTGCCTATTAGCGGAGATGGAGAAGGTGCTAAGGCATCAATTCTGGTTGAATTAGATGATGAAGTTGGGTCAGGCACAATTAAATCTGCAACAGTAACAGACCCAGGTAAAGGATATACTACTGCATCTATAGATATCGACGCTATCCCAGGTATCTTAGGTAGCACACTTGCAGGTTCTGGTGGTGCAGTAAACGTTATTATACCTTCTGAAGGTAGTGGTGCATCTGTATTTTTAACTGGTAAAAATATTGGTAAGATTAAGAGATTAAAAAATAATGAATTTGGTTTTGGTTATTCACACGATTACACTTTAAAACCAGAGATTACATTCCCTGTAAACTTACAACTCTTCAATACATCTATACTTTCACAGATTAAAATTACAAATCCAGGTTCAGGATATACTTCAACTCCTGCTGTTATAATCGAAGGTGGTGGAGGCACAGGTGCTGCTGCTGAGGCAATTATTAAGAATAATCGTCTTTCTGAAATTATCATTAAAAACCCAGGTGGAGGATATTCATCTGAGCCTACTGTAACTCTAAAATCAGAATTTAATTATGTTGTTAACTTAGACCTTAACTATCTACAGTTTAACTTCCCACATGGTATTACAACTGGTGCAGAAATTCAGTTTAGAGCAGATAATGTTGGTAGCACAGTTGGTGAGTTACCAAAACCAAGTAGTGCGGGTTTAACCTCTTTAGTTGAAGGACAAACTTACTATGCTATTGCAGGAGAGGCAGCAGGATTAGAATCTGACCAAATTCGTTTTGGTTTAACCTTACAAGCAGCACAAGGTGGAGATTACATTACATTCTTGACACAGGGTAGTGGTCGTCAGACATTACTTACTGAAGTGTTTGGTGGTCAAGCAGAAGCTGTTGTAGAAACATCAAGATTCTTGGAAGGTGAGGAAGTATATCAAGGTAGTAGTCCTGAGACTGCTACTGCAGTCGGCACAGTATCTGTAAATACTGGTTGGCAAATAGGTCCTAAGATTCTTAAGATTGTTGATTACACTGGTGATTGGGCAAAAGGAGAAAGAGTAACAGGTCAAATATCTAAGGCAGCTGGTGTTATTGATAACCTCAGCATTGCTCGTGGTGTATTGAATATTGGTTCACTAACTCGCACACCAGGTAGATTTATTGATGACGTTGGTAAACCATCAG